GGTATAAGTCCTAGTGTTAAGATTCATCATGAATCTGGTGATAAAATGATAAGGGCTGGTCTTGTTAAAAATGATGCAAAAGCATATGCCGAAGGACTTGGACCTATTGTTTGTTCTGGATTTGGTGCTGACGGGAAAAAAGATTTACATTTAATCCAAAAAAGAGTTGCAAAGAAATTAAATCATCATATTGGCGTGGACGTTAAACCCGGTGGTAGTATTATACTCGATGCATGTGAAAAAATTTCAATATCTGCGGGTTCACCGGGTGTGGAATTACAAACAACTGGTCATACTTCAATCCATGCAGGTAGTGTAGATTTAGTTAGCACCGATTCAGAATTAAATATAGCATCAAATGGATTAACAACATTAAAAGGAATTGTTATTAATCTTGATGCAAATGATAGAAGCGGAGATAGAGTAGTTAATATAGATGCTACATATACTTTTGTGCAGCATTTATTATCTGTTGGTGGTGATTTAGCATTAAAAGGCTCTTTAATAATGGATGGTGCAATTTATTGTCCAACTTTAGTTACTAGAAGTACTCAATATAAAACAGAACCTGCTTCAGACAATAAAGCTGTAAATCATACCCCAAATTGGAATACGCCTCCACCTCTAACTAACGGTGCTCAAGCTACCGTTTACAATGCATTCCAAACTACATTAGATACTTTAAATCTTATCATAGATGGATTTGATTATATTCTTTCATTATCTTGGTTAACTAATACAATAATGAAAGCAATTAATCATGGAAAAGTTAATATACCAGTAGATAACGAAGGACTACCAACTGGGTATGCCATGATATATGATTACACTACATTTATGCCAGTTGACGTATATCCAAATGGTATACCAGATCCTATGGTAATCGAAATAGGAAAAGTAAAATATCCAGTAACTGGTGCTGGATATGTTAGACCTGCCATGATACCAATTTTTGCTGCTCCTCATAATCACCCAAATGTTTCTGGTGATCATCATCATTGGCATGAAGCACCCGCTATGGTTACATACACTGGAGTTGATGGAGTACAGGCTAATAGACCCAACCCTTCGCATATTCCAACTCCTGCACCTAAACCATCGGGTGATGAACCCGGTCCCTCAACTATGGGAGGCGCATGTGGTGGTAGCGGTGGAGCATTCGCAAATGCAGTAAATTCTAGAAATAAAGCATATGGAATAAGCGGAGATGCATTTAATTCTGAAAATTATGTGGATGCAACTGCTACTTTTAATCCAGATGGAACACTAAATCCAGAACCCGAATTAAGTACAAAATACAATTGTAATTAATTGAATTGGTTATTACTAGCTTCTACAAATCCCATAATATCAAACGATTGATCTATGCTACTTGAATATGTAGAGTAATTAGAAAATTGCTGATTTGGAGTTGCACTATAAAATTTCATAGCGTTTGCATTATTTGATGCACTTGCATCCTCATCATTTAACAATTTAGTATAGTTTGGAATTGGAGTTAAAAACGCTTTACATACTGCATTATTATCAAATTTTGATCCAATTCTTAAATCTATAGCTGCATTAGAATTAATGAAATTAATATCTGCTAACTTCTTAGCAACATAATCTTGAACATTGTCATAATATTTAAGGTAAACACTATAATCAATATTTCCTTTGGTCATATGATCTATTTCAACATAAAAGAATGGTGGATTTTTAAAAGCATGAAGAGAATATCTCCATCCCTGCGATGGGTTGTAATGTCTTTGTAAATATTTTATAAATGCATCAGCATGTAATTGTGATTGCTGAATTATATAATTTTGAACAAAAGTAAAAACATCTTGCCTTGAAACTGGCTTCATTAGTTGTGTAGTATCAAGACCTTTTGGTATATCATAACCTAAAATATTAACACCACCATTACCAACTGAAGTCATTATTGGGAGTGTCGATGATTGTTTAATTGGATTTCCATCAGAATCACAAATGTAGTTATTTATAATTTGCGATCCACCCGAACGTCCAACTTCCATTTGTGTAATAATTCTAGGTAAAAAATTAATAAATGCTGCCGATAAAATAGCACCATCTGAAAATCTTCGATCACCAATACCAGTTAATGCAGAAAAATTAACATGCTGCGATTGATCATATTCTTTAGGTGGAACCAAAACAGGATCAACAGTTTCATCACTTGCAGCTTTTAATAACTCACACAAAAATGGTAATATATTAAACGTTGGATCTGAAAATGATGAAGCAGCTGGAATTAAAGAAGTATTAAATGAACCAGTTGTTGATGAGCTACTAGTTGGTTTACATATTGGATCTTGATCTGCCATAAATTATTCCTCGTCTAAAAAGTTATCGTGTTGTTGTTTAATAAACACAGTTTTAAAAAACTCCATTATTGCATCTCTATCTCTTGCCGATTTAAAATTTTGTAAAATAACTCTTTCTCCTCTTGGAGTGTAAGCAACCATTAAAAATGCATCTAAATATTCTGTTATAATACCTTTTAATATTCCTAAATCTCTATTGGTTATAAGTTCTTCTTTTTTATTTTCCTTCAACCACTTATCAATTCCTTTTTGAAGTTCTAAATTAGAAACAGCATCAAATACTTTTTTTACTACCTCATCTTTAGTATCTGTTGATTTTGTTGATATATTATTAGGAATAGCTTCAACCGAAGATAATGAAGGAATTTCTGTTTTTTTCTTTCTTGCCATTTTATGCTCCTGCATATTTTTCCGACTTATTATTAATCCCAAATTTAACAAGATATTCAATTAATACTTCAATTGAACTTGTCTTTATTTTAAAATTTTCAGGAATAAATTGACCACCATCATGCATTTCAAAGTATTCTTCACCAAAGAAATTTTTATTATTAAAACAAGTTATTAAAACTGAAGAAATTCTAGGATCTACTACGACAGTCCAAGATCTTGGATCTGAATCGGAATAATCGGAAAATACTTTATCAGTTACATAACCACTATCACGAAGACGTTTTATAAAGTAACTACAGGTTGTGAGTTTATTCTTTGACATATAAATATTTATTTTAAAACATTAGTTTGCAAGCACATAAACTACATAACAAGACCAGAAACTACATAGGTTAAGTCTATATTATCCTCTTCTATTGCATTAAATACAAAAACTTTAAGAGTTTCAGTGTTAACAATTTTAACTTTGACGGGAAGTTTACTACTAATTAAATTCTTAAAAACTTCAATCTTGAGTGATATAGCATCAAGTGAATTACCCGTATAGGAATCTGATATTATCATCGAAACTTTATCAACATTCTTTAATGTCTTATCGTCTATATCTGCATATATCTTACCATCATTACTATAAAAGTATATCTTTGTTACATCAGAAACAAAAGAATATGCAGACATAATCTGCTTTAGTTTTGGTAAAGATATTTCAAATTCAGTATTAAACTTAAGATTTGCAATATTTTCAACTTTAACTGGAGATTCTTTAATAATACCATCATCAACAAGATGATAAGTAAAATGATTGTTTTCTAATGTTTCTTCATTTTTAGAAAAACATTTAATGTTATTTGGAAATACATTTAATGTAAATTGCCCATCATCACCAAGAAAATGAAGACCATTTAGTAATTTCTTAATATTAATAATATTAAGTTTCGATGCTTCTAAAATTAGAGGAATTTTACAAATAGCCAACAAAACTATACCATTATCATTAGATGATGATACCGAATAAAGTCTATCTTCTTTTACTCTAAGAACACAACTTTCAGTAAGCTTGTTGATGCATTTAAGTATCTTCTCTAAAGAAGATTTAGGTACTGGTAGGATATTTTCAGTCATTTTATGGTTTGCTATTCTTCATTAAGTTTAGCAGACCAGACAACGTTTTGTCAATATTTTTAAGAGAATTTCTAATACTATCTACATCACTTCTAGTTAAAATTGAAGAAGTGTTTTCTACTTTAACTTGATTTCTTTCAGAAGGACTCTGAAAAATATTAGTTTGCACTGATGATTCCACATGATGTACAGGTGGAATATATTCAGTTTGATGTGGTCTATTTACAGGATAAACATCAGGAACTGCTGATTGAACATAAGATTCATCTGGTAATGCAAAACCCGCTGGTGCATCAACCAAATATCTCTCAGGTCCAATTTTAATATTTGGGTTTTTAGCTTTTGCTATAAATTTTTGTACATTTATTTTATTTGCACGTTGAGTGCTTCCACTATCTGACATTTTATCAATATAACCCAATTCACCACTAACTAGGGCCGCTAGTTTAGCGGCCTCTAGTGCTTCTTCGTGTGATTCTCTCATGGGTTTATCTTAGAGATCAGCTAAGATACTTTTGATCTTATCATCATGTTCAGATGATGTTGATACTTTGGGTGTATCAATTACGATATCATCACCCTCATCATCATCATCATCTTCGATAGTATTATTTGAAGTTGATGTTTCGTCATTACCGAAGAAATGTACATCAAGAAGCTTTTTGATTTCCTCGTATGGTTTAGCTTGAAAAATAGTATCAAGAGATTTAACTTGATTATAGATTTCATCAGCATCTACAAGACCTTCAATCTCAGAATGAGATACAAATCTAGAAGATGAATAATCAGGAAAACCACCAGCTTTCTTGTCTACCTTAATTCTAAGGTTGCAACCATTCTCGGAAAGATCAAAGATTCTGAATCCAAACTCGGCAGCATCATCACCATCGATTGCATTCTGAATTACTTTCTGAAGTTGCGAACCAGCATTGATAATCTTAACCTGACCATTGTTTTCTGGGTTAGTAGGATCATTGATAACGTATGCGTTATAAAGCCATTTTTCTGTGCGCTTAATAGGTTTGGACTGATCAATAAGAGCTTGATTCTTTGAAGAATAAATCTTGCTACGATACTCGTCGATTGGGCACTTTTCGCCATAAGTGTGGGGACATAGTGTGCTAACAGTCTTACCAGTAACCACAGACTTCCAAATGTGCTGATAATAGTGGAAACGTGTGCGCTTGCCATCCGAAAGATTAGGAAGAAGCCTTACGATATATGTCTTATCTGGTTCAAACTTCAAGAAGTCCTTAAAGCTATTTTCTACCTCCTTGGTGGAAAGGGCATCCTTGAGTGAGTCGAATATGTTGGAGTTGTACTTTGTTGTCATATAAAATATATTATCACGGTTTTGGATTAATGCAAATTCTTTTTTAAGAAATCTTCAATTTTCTTTGTTGCCTCTTTTACAAGAGTTTTGGTTTTGGTTGAATTGATATATCTTGTTTTAAAGCCAATAAGTTTTTCGTTTAAATTTTTAATAAAAAGTTCAACTTCATCTTTTGGCATATTTGATATTACATTAAAAATATTAGGAATTTCCATCAAACTATAAGGGTTTATACGATGTTCCCTATAATGATTGCACCACGAAAGCATATAACCAGTTTTATGATCTGCATATTGACTAAGATTAATTTTATTTTCTAAACAAAACATTGCAATAAAATGAAAACTATCTTTTATTTTATCAAATTGCGATTCTGGATCTTCATCTTCTTGCTGTTTTTTAAATAAACTATATTGCTTAGTAGCCGCAAGTGAAGTGAAAAAATTTAATTTTGGATATTCATCATCTGGATGAAGGTAATTCGGTGCTTTAAAGTAATCTTCAAGTCGAATATGGGGATATTTTGAAAGAAAATATGAAATTTTCTTTAAAAGAGCTACAATATTCTGATCCATATCAGAAAAATCTTTTCTAGGTTGATATGGCTGTCCTTTTCTTGAATTTTTTAAATAACAATTATAGATATTTTTTTCAAATTCTGTTAACACGATCATTACAAAATGATAACAGAATACGGTTTATTATCAAGAATTCTTTTGATTCAACTTTGAACGAAAGATTTTTTTATAAACGTTGGGAGTTGATGAAAGATATGCTTTTATTATATTTTGAAGTGAAAATTCTCCAAGTAAAGTAAAATAAATTTTTTGAGTTTTCTTATCATCAACAAGAAATTTAAGAAAATTAAGATAATTCATTTTTTTACCTTTTGAAATACAAACGAAAGATCCAAACTTTAAAGTAATTTCTTCAAATTCTTCAATATTTAAAGCATCACTAGGGTTAGTGGCACTTTCAAATTGCTGTGATGATGTGATAATCATTCATATAATTATCACAAGTATCTAATAATGCTAGTCTTCCGAAAGAATGTCAGCAGAACTTAAAATATCAGATATATTTGGATTTGATTCATCATTAAGATTATTAGGTATTTTACCCTTTGGAGTGAAGTTAAATACTACATCATCTATTTCTGATAATGTTAATGTTGGATAATCAATCTTTAGTTGCGTTGCAGTATCTCTAGGACCAAAACGATTTTTTGTAATTCCAAGATGAATCATCCCAAGTTCAACGTCTCCCTCGTCTGACCAAATTGAAAAAGCACAATCTGCGGTATGAGCTACTGCCATACTTTCTGCAACCGTCTCGATACCGGGATTCGATTCCTTATATCCAGAACGATTAGTCTGAACAGCAGAAACCAATGGGCAATCAAAATGATACGTCAATGCTCTTAATTGTTCGGTGATAATCTTACCCGCTTCATATGATTTTAATCCTTTAGTTGGTGGTGCCATGATACCAATATAATCAATGATAATCATGTCGGGTTTAATTCCCTTCTTTACGAGTTTATCAATGTATGTTTTTACATGTAAAGGCGTAACAGACTGTGGAGGAAATTCTTTGATAATCAATCTTGCATCTTGATGTTTTAACTTATAGCTTTTGATTTTCTCTTTTAATGGTTCAATATGAAGCTGAAGATCATTCATTTGTATCCTTGATACACAAGAACTGATTCTCTTACCATAAACTTGTTCTGACATTTCCAAAGAAATAAGAACAACTGTTTTATTTTGACTCATCACATTTGCTGCTATATTTCCAAGAAATATGGATTTACCTGAGTTAGTAGGACCATAAAAGATGTAAACTGATTTACCTTCAGCTAAGAATCCACCACCAATTTTTGCATCAAGCCATTTCCATCCAGTAGAAATCGTCTTTGAAATCTTCAAAAGTTCTTCAGTATGTTTATCAAAATCTTCAAAATAATTAAACCCTAAATCATCAACAAGAGATATATTACAAGATTTTTCAAACTTTGAAAGAATTTCTGTACTATTAATTTCACCAGATTGAACATCAATTGATGTAGAAAGAACAGTATTAACTACTGCTCTTTCTTTTAAGAATCTTTCTGAATTTTTGATTAAAATATCTTTATCATAAGATTTATAAATATTATTAAAAGATGTAACTACATTTCTAAGTGCTTGTTTTTGTTCATCTTCAACTAAATGAGCTTTTAGTTCTGTAACATTTGGTACTTTTCCAAATTCTTCATAAAATGAATGAAGAACTTCAAATACAACCTTAATATCTTTGTTTTTAAAAAAAGATGGTTTAGTATGCTCGAAAATTGTTTCGAGATAACTTTGATCCATCAAACAATTATAAATTAATATTTTCTCAAATTCAGAAAGATCGAGAGGTAGTTGTGAATTAACCATCTTAATATTATAGGTTACAATATTGTAAATTGCAACCTATAATTCCATTTATTCAATTACTGTATTTGATACTTCAGACTCATTCTTAAATGCCAACTCGACTTGAAGTTTCTTATCAAGAACTGGGAGAATCTTTTCCCAGATTTCATCATTATCCTTGAAATCTTTATAGAATCCCAAAACTTCACCATTAAACGTATAACGATGACCTTGCTTTCCAATAACTTCATAAGCTTCTGCCATTTCTAAAAGTCCTGAATATTTAGCAAGACCAGTTCTGAAATTAAGATATAGTTCGGTTTCAAGGAAAGGACTAATGAAACGATTCTTTGTTGTTACACATCTAAGAGTGAGACCATTGATATCCTTAGAAATTGCAGTAGAATCTTCAACTGCATTTTTATTATCTAATTTTGATGCTTTTTCTTGTTTTGTAGACATTTGAAGTAGAACAGAACTCATATAAAGAGGACCAGAACCACCAGCTTGGCTTTTAACCAAGGTTGGATACATAGCATTTGGATTATCGTATGTATGATTAGAGAACAATATTGGGCAATTTGCTTTTGCCGCAGCATGAGTAAGTGCTCTAAGCATTGATTTATATGAAACTGCCTTTGAACCCATATCTGCACTACTCTTTCCATCATCTATAACACCTGCTTCTCTTGAAGATATAAGATTACCCAAAGAATCAATAACGATTAAGAATTTACCTTGTAAATTATTTTCAACAATTGTCTTTAAAAGTTTTACAAGTTGATTTCTAGTATCTTCAATAATTTCAACTGGAAGGTGTTTAATTGTTGATGGATCACACCCTAGTCTTTTTGACGTATCAAAATCTAATGCATTTTCCGAATCAGCATAAATCACATGCATTCCTTTTTTCTGTGCATTTGCAACAATCTTATTAAGAATAAGAGTTTTTCCACAACCAGAAGGTCCAGAGAATCCAACAATTCTTCCCATAGGAACTCCCTTATATAGTGAACCAGATATGATGCCATTTAATGCATATGAACCAGTGTCGATCCAATCATTCACTGTTGATAAAGTGTTTTCATCTAGAAAAGTTGCATCAGGATTCAAAGTATCTAAAACTTTGAAAACATCTTCTACTTTTCCACTTTTAATTTCAATTTCTTCTTCGTTGTTTTTCTTTTTAGCCATATAACTATATTAACAGAAAACCCACAGAGGTCAAGCCTCTGTGGGTTTAAATTGTTTTATTTTACAATATTATTTTACTCTTCGAAAAGATTTATAACATTGGCATTATCTCCACCAGTTGGAGTTGGTGGTACAACCTGATTTGCTGGATTAAAAATCTGGTCGTATTGAGCCTTAAGTCTAAAATCAAGTGCATCGATATCGGAAGTTGTAATTCCAGATGTCTTGTAATTAAAGACAACATCTGCACTCTTATCACCCAAGAAATCTCTAAAAAGAATTGGATGGAGATTTACAGATACTCTACCATCTGGTTGCTGATTAAGAGCAAGCACAACTGGATTCTTTACAGGAGTAATTGCTGGATCTGCTGACTCAAGAACTTCACCAAGAATGGTGCGCCCAACTGTGTCGAGGATTACTGTTAGTTTTGTGTTTGTGTTTTCTGTTGTCATATTAATATAATTTAACACAGTTTATAAATAATGCAAGGGGTAAATATTAAAAAATATGAAAATTATTTATACTAAAAAAATAATAAGACCAACTGGTGCTGGAAATGATTGGGGATTAGTTATTAATACAATCGAGCCTCGTAAAAAAACTTTTACATATAATGGATTTGAATCCGAACAAGAAGTATTAGATTCGATAAAACATAAATTGGATGATATAAAAGCTGAATTTGAGGGTCCAGAATTACCACCAGACTATTGGAATATTTTGAGAAAAGCAGCTAATGGAGAATTACCAAAAGATTTTAATTTTAAAAATTATTTTAATTCCACTCCAAAGCCTTAGAAATATTTGGAAATTGATTTTTAAAAATATTTTTAATCTCAAGAGCAATTTCACGATGTTCTTTTTGTGTATCTTCTTTTGCTCTGATATCAATGTAGTGGATCCAGCTTCTAATTGTTCCAGACATATAAATTATAGTTGATACATTCAAAGGAAGAACCATACGGGCACATTCTTTTGCAATACCAGATTCTACTAGTTCATCATATAATTCTTTAGGTTTTGTTTGTATAAAGTGTAATTTAGTTAATGAGCTTATATCGAGATCAACTTTCTCATCACCAACTTGACGATTAGTTTTACCTTGCATTCTCCATTCAATATCTTCAAGTTCTGTTGCGGTAGAGTATCTTAGAGAAAACTCTTGGAAAGAAAAACTACGATGACGTTAAATTTGTGCAGCAATTGCACGAGATGTTTTGATTTGTATAGTCATACTTGCCATTTCCATAGGAGACCAATGTTTGTGTTTAATTAAATAGTTTATCA